TTTTCGACTGGGATCGCTCAAGAGCGTGGTATATGGACATTGCTGGGAGTAAACAAGATTTTATTGTTGCAATAAGCAAAAAGAATCAACAAATTTTCAAAGCCACAATAAAAAAAGATGACACTTTATATAAACGTGGCAAAGAAAAATACGAAGAACTTGCCTTCCGCTGGTGGATGTTGTTCGGTTGAAAAAAGGGTGCATCCTTTTCAGAAATAGCATGCACCCTTTTCCCAAAAAGCATACATCCTCTTTTCAAAGAGGTATATATTAAAATAAACAGTCATGAATTTGAACATCACACCTATAGACAAAATATCCGACGAACTGGCGGCCATCGATTCCTATCTGAATATCACCATGAGCGAAGAGGTTCAAGAAGCCGTCCTGCGAGGGAATGACCTGGCCGTCTATATCGCCCGAACCGGGAAGTTGCTAGCCGATGCCAAATACCACCTGAACGGAAAAAAGAAATCGGAGATATTCAATACGTTACGGGAAACTGCATCCCGAGCCGGAGCAACCTCTAAAGCTGTAAATGCTATTATCGATAGTCTGTGTAAAGATGAACAATATCTTGTCGATTGGTGTGAGCGTTTGAACCGGACCGCGACCCATCAACTTGAGTGGTGTCGTACTGTAATCAGTAAAGCAAAAGCAGAAATGGCCTTAGCGCCTCAAAGTTATAACAATCCTAAATTTTAAAAAATATGGAAGAAGAATTAGTTAAAGAACAGCCGGTGTATGAAATCCAGAAAGTTAAACTCAAAAACAACCAGGTGACGGCTGACTATACCGAACGGTTTGTAGAAGCCAATTACAAGAACGAAGTAACCAAATCGTCCCAGCAGTTCGTCCATCCAGACCTGTTGTATGCTATGAGCCTGTTAAAGCCCCATGCCGTCAAGATTTGCGAAATGCAGGAAGCCCAAGTCGTAGATATTGAAAATCCATCGGACGATGATTTGAACGAGAAGCTGAAGAATATCATCGTTACAGGATACAGTAAAGGTGGATCAGACGAGTCGGCCGGCGTTTCCATTCAAGCACAAAAGCTGCTGAAAAGCGGACAAGTCCTTAACCTCTCCGTCCCGTTTACCAAATTCGAGGACGAATCCGGCGAGGGATATCCGTATGGGGAGGCTTTGAAACAGATAATCAGCCGTCTTGACTACGAGGTGGACGCATACCTGTTCGGTGGGAAATATGGAATCAAACAAGAATCGTTTGATTTCGATGTTCCCGAAGAATCCGATATTACTGGCGAGGCTGAATCCAAACCGAAGAAACGCGGTCGCCGGAAAAAAGCGGAAATGCAGGAGGCTGCCGAAGAGATAAAAGCATTTGACGAATTTGCATAACACCTATCACTATGACAATTACACTGCAAAATACAGAAAAAGGACAATGTTATGCGGTGACGTTTGATAGATACCGCCAGCAGGTTGTAGACAAGCTGAAAAGCTCTGTCTCCATCCGCTGGTGGGACAAACAAACGGGCGCATGGCTGATTCCGGCGACCAATAAATGTAAAGCTGAATTGGATCAACTTACCTATTACGTCCGTCATTTCGAACCGGTACAATGGGGAATGGTTTCCCAATCACAGACAGAGGAAGATGTTGCATTCCAAATACCGGATATGCCAGAGCTGGACGGTGATCATGGACTGAAAGTGCAGCCTTACCCCTACCAACTGCAAGGAATTGCACGAGGCCTGCAACTGAAACGGTTTATTAATGGCGATGATATGGGACTTGGCAAGCAACAACCAGTCAGTAGCTATGTGGCTACTCCAAACAGTTTTAGGCGAATCGGAGAGTTACAAATCGGAGACGAGATATTCGGTAAGGATGGAAACGTATATACTGTCAGCGGCGTGTTCCCGCAAAAAGAACGCCGCGTGTTCAAAGTCACATTCTCAGATGGCGTATCTTGTGAATGCGGACCGGAGCATCTGTGGTGCGTACGAGATGTCAACCGCAGAAGAAGAGGAAAAGGATGGGTCACAAAAACGACACAGGAAATTATGGATTCCGGCGTAACCTATAACCTGAAAGGACTTGGGCGCAGCCATACGAGACGGAAATGGGAAATTCCAATGTGCGAACCGGTAAAGTATAAGGAAAGGTTATACATCATCCATCCTTACATCATGGGGGTACTCTTGGGGGACGGCCATCTTTGCAGCGGCAACGGAAGGCTGTCTTTCTCTACGCCTGACATGGATGCGTCTATTGCCGACAGGGTAAGAAAACTTTTACCCGGCGATATGCTGTTAGTTCGGGACGATTACGCCACATGTCCGCGATACAACATCACCAAGAACCCAACAGTTTATGAAAACCGATTTTACCAAGAGATAAAACGGCTCGAAGCCGACAAACCGAGTATCGAGAAATTCATACCATACGAATATATGCACGGATCGGTGGAGCAACGCATCGACCTCTTGCGCGGTTTGATGGACACAGATGGCTCAGGGAAGAAAAACAGGATCACCTACAGTACCCTTTCCTATGGCATGGCACGTGATGTCGCCCTTTTGGTACGCTCTCTTGGCGGACAGGCAATTATACGCAGGTACGACAGGCGAAATGAAGGCAAAGGTGTGGAGTTTCAAGTAAACGTGAGAATCAAGGTTTGCCCGTTCTATCTCAAACGGAAAGCCGCCGAGTGGAATATCAAAAAGACAAACTATTGCTCACGTTATATCTCGTCCATCGAATATGTCAGGGAGGAAGATTCCGTATGTATAAGCGTGACCGCTCCGGATCATTTGTACCTGACTAACAATTATATCGTAACACACAATACGCTGGAGAGCATCGCCACCATCAACAAGGCCGGAGCCTTCCCATGCTTGGTCATCTGCCCGAATGTTGTCAAGATCAACTGGCAACGGGAATGGCATAAGTTTACGGACAAGAAAGCGATGGTATTGACCGACTCCGTCCGCGATAGCTGGCCTTTCTTCTGGCAAACCGGAATGAATCAGGTCTTCATCGTAAACTATGAGAGCCTGCGGAAATACTTTGTCCGACGAATCACGAAAGCGGAGAAGTGGACTTTGAAAGATGTCGAGTTTCACAATACAATCAAGTTATTCAAGTCTGTAATAATCGACGAGTCGCATAAGGTCAAATCGACGGCCACCCAACAGACCAAGTTCTGCAAGGGTATCGCGACCGGGAAAGAGTATATCATCCTGCTGACCGGTACGCCAGTCGTCAATAAGCCAAAAGACTTGGTGGCACAATTGGGTATCATGGATCGCATGATCGATATGGGCGGATGGAAAGGTTTCATGCTTCGGTATTGCTCTGGTCCTAATCAGGCAAGCAATCTAAAGGAGCTAAACTATAAGCTATGGCAACATTGCTTCTTCCGCCGTGAAAAATCGAAGGTACTCACCCAGCTCCCGGATAAGGTTCGTCAGATTGTTACCTGTGAGATAACGAACCGCAAAGAATATCTGGATGCTGAACGCGACTTGATCGATTACCTGAAACGATATAAAGAAGCGGACGACGAGAAGATTCAGAAATCGCTGAAGGGCGAAGTGATGGTCCGCATCGGTATCTTGAAAGATATTACCGCACGAGGGAAGCTGAAAGAGGTGATCGATTTCGTGAAGGACTTCCGGGAGAACGGGAAGAAGATTATCTTGTTCTGCAACCTGCATGAGATTGTAGATCGTCTGTTAGCAGCTTTTCCTTCTGCCGTCTGTGTCACCGGAAGACAGGATATGCAAGAGAAGCAGGCCTCTGTCGATGCTTTCCAGAAGAATCCGAAGACAGACGTTATTATCTGTTCCATCAAAGCAGCCAGCGCAGGTATTACACTCACGGCAGCCAGCGATGTGGCCTTTATCGAACTTCCCTGGACGTATGCCGACTGCGACCAAGCGGAAAGCCGGGCACACCGTATCGGGCAGAAAGATTCGGTAAACTGCTACTATCTGCTTGGCCGTCGGACAATCGACCAAAAACTCTACCGGATCATTGAAGAAAAGAAGCATATTAGTAATGCAGTATTGGGGGCCGAAGATAATATCCAGACAAATATCGTCGATATGATGGCAAATCTTTTTGACACAAACGAAGAGGAGGAAGAATAATTAAAGCAACGTTTATATAAAGAAAGGCAGCGCCTCACAGCGCCACCCTCTTACAACCGAACAAATATATCAAATAAAGACGAATATGGCAAGTGAGGCATTGAACAAATATATTGAGAAACGTTACAACAGGTGGCTGGATTACGCTAAGTATCACTGTTCACTTGCAGGAATGACAGACGAAGCTATTGACGTATTGAACGAGG